CCTGTGTACAATATGGGATTGGGATGTTATTTAAAACATATCGAGCACAGACTGTACAAAGGAATTGCTAGGGTGTTCAAGGAGGGCGTCGTAGTCATAAAAGGCTTTGACGTCCAAGAAATAGGTAACATAATGCATGCCAAATGGTCCTCATTGCACGATCCCATTGGGATTGGGCTTGACGCTGTGAAATTCGACATGCACGTTAGCGCCGAAATGCTTGAGTGGGAACACTCGATTTATTTGGCGCTGTATCGGCAAGACCCTGAGCTCAAAAAGCTCTTGGGTTGGCAAGTCAAAAATCGCGGCGTCGGATATTGCTATGACGGTAAGTTACGGTATTCCGTAGATGGACGCAGATTCAGTGGTGACATGAATACTGCGTTGGGAAACTGTCTCATCATGTGTGCTTTAGTGTACTCATACGCAGCCTCAGTTGGAGTCAGCATAAAGTTGGCAAACAACGGGGATGATTGTATGGTGTTCATGGAACGGCATGATGAGACAGCATTTCGACAAGGGTTAGCAGAGTGGTTCCTCAAGTGCGGTTTTCGAATGACTGTGGAAGACTCTGTTGATCGGCTAGAGCGAGTTGAATTCTGCCAAATGCGCCCCATTGAGACAATCAATGGGTGGACGATGGTCAGAAACTTCAACACAGCGCGAGAGAAGGATAGCATTTGTTTGCTACCCTTGAGCAACGAGCGTGCATTTCGCAAGTGGCTTTATGCCATTGGCGAGTGTGGGTTAGCTCTCTGCTCAGGTGTGCCAGTTATGCAAGCACTATATAGTTGCTACCTGCGTAACGGGTTGCCCTCTGACTCTGCAAAGTCTGTTCAAATGCAGAGTGGCATGATGATGTTGCGGAGAACTTTGGACTCCAAGACCGCTAACATCACCGCTAATGCCCGTGCCGGATTCATGCTAGCATGGAATGTGACGCCAGACGAACAGATCTGTCTTGAGAAGTACTACCTTGGATTGGCGTTACACTATTCCAAGGACACTTCTGATAATTTCCTTACAATCACTCCATCACCATTATAATGCGATATCATGGCAACTATTGCGGCCCCGATTGGTCTGACGGCAAACACCAACAATCTGTTGTTGGCTCCACCAAACCAATCGATGTGTTCGACAAGACTTGCCAAGACCACGATTCCGCATACGCCTTGGGGTACGACAAAGAGACAGCTGACTACAAATTCTTTCAATCCAACATTCTTGCTGGACCAAAAGAAGCTGTGGCTGCTGTGCTAGTCGGAACCCAAGGTGTTGTGCGGACCATTGATAGACTACTATACAACCAAATTTCCCCTTACATAACCTTTCCCAAAATGCCTAAAACCCAAACCAACAACACCCCCAAACTCCGGTCCAAAGCCAAAATTGGCCAAACCAGCGCTAGTTCGAAGAAAGCAGCTGCCCCGA